GGGCTGAAGAAGTCCTTGACCTCATCCCACTTCTCCTTTATGGCTTCTATCTTCTCTTCGGCTATCTCCTTCATATTGGCCCAGACATCTCCGAACATCTTGCCTAGTTTGCCAACACCCTCCTGTATGCCAGTTACGACCTGAGATAGGCCTTTAGAGCCACTAGTGAGACCAAAGATGCTTGTGGCTAATTGCATAGTTGCAGTCATCAGAGGTCCTCCTCTAGATTCAGGAAGGAATAGTCGAAAGTGACTATATCGTTGCTACCACTACTGCTACTGACGCGCTCCTTCTCCATGGCCTTCGCTTGCTCACCTTCAATGGCCATAGCCCAGACGAGGGATTGTCTGAAAATTTCCGCGCTCATCTGATATACCTCCGTTAGTGAAATGCTGTAATGTTTTGCTACGAGATAGGCGAACAACTGCATCTGCATTCCTATATCTTCAGCAGTATTTACCTGCCTCTGATTTAGGAACTGCTGAACTCTCAACTGCTCGCCTTCGTAAAACCCCCTTGCATGGCCTCCGCCAGTTCTTCTGGCTTAGGTAGTAATCCTGATAACTGCTCACCGACATAGGCGTTGAGTTGTGTCATCTCATCAGCAGTCAGTTCTGGTTCTGTCCCAGTGACCCAATTGGTGAAGGCGTATTTCCAGTATGCCTCCAAGTCTAGGGAAACCCCGTCTCCTCCTATCACAAACATAGTCTGTGCGGCTTTCTGTATGTCTAGGAAGGTTACCTCCCTTACCCACACTTTCATGACACTGTCCGGGTTATCCGGGTCAGCGCTTATCTCATGTTGGTGGTCATTCTTCTTCGTTAATATCTTGCTTTTGTCTACTACTGTCATTATTTGTCACTTCCTCTGTTACAGCCTCTTTCGAGGGGGTATCTGACGATTCCTCAGCAGCCTCTTTCGAGGGGGCTTTGGTCTCATCTTCTTCTGGTTGTGCTTCCGAGATTCCTTCATCGTCTCTGCGTAGTCGGAGAACGACTTGTGCTTTGGTGCCTCGTATCGTTAGACCTCGGTACTTGCATAGTTCCTGCAATTCCCGAATGGTATACGAATCGTAATCTTTGGAGAAGGGGGAGTCCTCTATCTCTTCTATCTGTATTGGCTCTTCCACAACCTCCTCCTTTGGTGAAGTGACCTCTATCGCTGCTTTGACCCAAGAGGGCTCTTCCTCCTCTTCCTTGGGTGAGAACAGGACAGCATCAATCTGAGAGCGAGTCTTGAGGCCCCCGACCTCCTTTTCATCGAAGTCAAATTTACTCTTCAACCAAGAGATGTATGCGCTTCTAGAGTTCCTATTGAAGAACCTGACTCTCTCTTTCGTTCTTACCATTATGATGCCTCAGGAGTGTTTCAATGTGTCCTTGGCAATGACATGCATTGACTTAGGCATAATCTTGAGAGACGAACGCATTGGACCCTTATCCTCAGGAATAGGTAGTGGTGCCTCGGTGATGAAGTAGTCATCAATGATGATGTCCATGCTCTCTCTGACGCTGCCTGCTCCCTGCTTGGTGAAGGACAGGCGAATCATGTCTGCGTCCGTTGCGTCACTGGTGTTATCATCGAAGTTATCGACTGCTCTCCTCATGTTGTGATAGAACACCGGGTCATCGACTATTATCTCCAGAGCCAGACTATACTCGGTCTTACCCTCTACTGCTATCGCTGGGTTCCTTGAGCCACCGAATGGTATCTGGTCTGTCTCCGCATCAGCGATTGTGTTGCCAGTGATGGTGTAGTATTGCTGCACCCCTGAGGAGCCATTGAGCGTGAAACTGCTCACTTGCCCTAATGTGACTCCCTTCACCTTGATGATGCCGTTGTAGAACATGAAGGGCTTCTGCGTCCTCTTGGCTATGCCGGACTCCTTCCTCTTCTGCTCGGTGTTGGCAGTGTCCTCGAAGAGCCTATGGCAGTCATACCTGTCGCCTTTGTCGGTATTGTTCTCCAACCTCCCTGTATCAGTGTAGCAGAGAGCAGCATCGAAGTTGACAGCCATCTTTAGAGCAGCATCAGTGTCCGCCTTTAGGGAGAAGTCCTTCACCTTGCAACCACGGAACACACGTGTGAGTTGCTTGGTATCACCAACACTGCCATCCGTAGCGGTGTCATCCTCGTTGTCATTCCTTCTGACGCTGACCTCCATGGCGAAGGAGGGAACCGTAGTCCTAGAGAATAGCAGACGTTCTACTGGGTTCTGTATGTTGCCGTAGTCAGCGGCACTAGTTTCCATATGAGGGCTGCCGTAACCATTGTCTGCGCTGAACTCGCTGAAGTAGATGTTAGTGGCGGAAGCATGGGCGAAGTTAAGTGGGTCGTCAAGCCAAATCTTGGAGTTGTTTATCGCTACAATCCTCCTACACTCAATCTTGTTAGCAGCGCTTATGATGCTATCAGCGCCATTGACTGGCCAAGTGCCATCGCTGGTGGTCTCCCTGTTCACCTTGATGTCAGTGGTCCCGCTATCCACAATCCAGACATAGTCACCAGCCGCTGGATGAGTGTTAGAACCACCTACTTGTGACAGTTCGGCCACTGTGGTACCAGAGTATGTGATGTAACTGTCGCCGGGATTGGTAGCGGCGGAAAGCGTAGTGCCCGTGCCACCAGCGCATAGAGCAGCAGGGCTGTAGTATAGGGTCTCACCAGACACCAGAGCGGTCTTTGTCCCTGTGGTACAGGTGATTGTGCTTAACGCGGCGTTCCTCGTTTCAGCGGAGATGTGCCCCACGAACTGCCCGTGTTGGTTGAAGACCGCGTCACCTACCCTCAACCCAGTAGGAGCAGCGGTCAAATGTATAGCGCTCTGAGTGTTTACTGCCACGTTCCCATCAGTATTGGCACCAGACGCTACTAGGGGCATCTTGACTACCTCATGGCCTAGGGCGTAGTAGAACCATCGAGCGTTGTGTATGTTGCACTCGAAGGAGCCTCCTGTGTTGATGAACTTGCCCGGAACCTGCACTGCCACATCACGACCGAGACCGACCACATGCAGCCTCTTCAAATCGACAACTGTCTCAGGGAGGGCAACTGTGCCTACCAGACCAACGAACTGGTCGGTGAGAACACGCTCAGTAGAGGCATTGGCAGCAGCAGCGTATGCCATACCGACATCCATGGAAGGCGTCTTGTATGGTAGTATGTGCATCACATCTCCACCCGATGACACTTTGCCGGAAGAGTGGTTCACGGTCATTGCTGGTGTTATCGTCAGTTCTGTAGCACTACCAACCACAGCGTGCTTTACTATGGTGAATGACTTCCCTGTGCTAGCATCATCATCAGAACTGAAGTTGTCGCCCCCAGTCTCGAATACGACCTTAGAGCCAACCAGCATCCCCACTGGGTACGCGAGTTTAGCAGCAGCCACCGGGGTGTCCGCAGTCCCGCCAGCGAGGACTATGACGCTGGTGTCAGCGACTTTGTCCCAAGTACCAGCCTTGGCTGTGAATGTGAAGTCGCTGTCGGAGTTGTAGTTGTGCGCAAGCACCAGCCCGGACTCATGACCGAAAGTGATTTCGGACAAATCCCCACGATAAACTGTTGACGGCATGGCTCTCTCTCACCTCATGGGATTAACTCTGCAAAGATAACAACTTCTATCTGAAAGGTCGTTCTGAACAACATTTTGCTCCTATCTGACAAATCCGTCCTAGTTTTGAACACCAATCTGTCGAAGTTAGCACCATCACCCTTCCTCTTGGTGTGGACGCATCTCCTTATCTCGTTCTCCATCTTCTGCATGTGCTTGCGACTCTTCATAGTCCTAGCATCCAGAGTGATGTTGATTCTAGTAGTGACGAAGTCATACAGCATCTCTGGTGTCTCTTCGTTGTGAGCAGTCTCGAAGACCATGATGTAATCGTGATTCTTCATGTCCAACCTCTTCCCACGCTCCGCTCCGACTTCAGCGATGTCTATGATTATCGGTTTGTAGTTATTGGTGTTACCTCGATTCCAGTTGGTCGTGAGGACATCGAGCATCACATCAAGACCCTCAAGCCAAGTAGCGGTCATTTACTCTCCACCTCTGTTATCTTCAATACTATCTGTCCATTGGAGAACTCATAACCCATCTCTTCCATCTTAGGGTTCGCCTCGGTCAGCATCCTCTTCTCTATGTTGCTCATTGCCGTTTGAATGGTGGAGGAGGACGCAGGTTGCCCTGATGCTATATCCACCAGAACACCATTGTCATCTCTGATTCCCACCTCTCTGAACTCCTCCATCTCCTTCTGCTGTCTCAAATGGGCAGGCTCATTGGAGAACATCTGCATTAGTTCCTGTTGTATGCCTTTGTTAGCCATCAGGTCGGTGTTGATTGCCCTCTGTATCTGCTCATCCAACCTCTCAACCAAAACTGATGACCTCCATGTATCTAGGTAGGGTCTTGTCTATGTCTGCCTTGTATAGTTGAATCTTTGTCGATAGGTCCACGTTCTGCGTCCCCTCTGGGATGAGTACGCTCCGGTCGTCTGACATGAGCAGGTCTATCGCTACCATCTTGGTGCATACGTCCTCTATAGCCTTCTCCAGATACCTCTCACCATAGATGTATGACGCCTTGATGGCGTTCCACTCGAAGAAGGGGTATGAGTTGTTGAAGTAGATGATGCCCATCTCGTTGTCAATCCACCAATCACGGAGCCTACCCCTATCACCACTGGCGCTACCACCCACCAAGTCTACTGATAGCAAGTGCTGGGCGATTGCCGTGCCTGTGGTGTTCAGGGTAGTTAGTGGGGTCCCACTGAGATTGACGCATCCAGTGAAGGTTCCCCAAGCAGTGACAGCACCTGTGTCAGGATGGAATGTGGTGGCGGTCTTGCCTGTGTAAGACAGGACCTCATCCCCTATCTGCAGCAGTCCCTTCTCTGTGAATGCTGAGGTGTTGGAAGCCTCAGTGGTAGCACCATCATCATCATAGACATAACCAAGAGTGACTGTGGTGCTTGAGACGCTGGCGCTGTATGCGCTTGCTGAACCAGCCTGAGTCACTGTGAGGTTAGTAGCGTCACTGACCGCTATGGTGCAAGTCTCACCTGCAGAGGTCGAACGCATGCTGGTAATCTTCACCTTGCCACTACCATAGTCGGAGTTGGCAGTGGCTAGGAACTCGTTGTGAACCGCCACTTTGTCGGTGCTTCCCTCCAGAGTGAAGGTGGTGGTCGCATCTGTCTGGTCAGAGAGGAAGTTCACAGCGGTCTTACCGAGCCTGTCCTCCTTGTTGATTAGGTCAGCGAGGTTCTGAGCGGTGGTTATCTTGTCGAAGTCAGACCTCCACTGGGTGGTCCCTGTCCCAACGGACAACTTTGCAACGTAACCGTTACCGGGAGAGAGGAAGACGCTATCAGAAGAGAGTTTCGAGTAATCCGCGATATCCAATCGGGCCTCTGCCGCTGCTATCTCACGATAGTCATCACCCTGCCACAGTTCCAATCTGAGGACCTGCTGGATGTTCCTGAAGAGAAGGGGTGATGTGCCTACGTAATCGGTGTAGTATCTACGGCGATAAGGCTTGTAGGTATCGAAGTTGATGTATTCTGCTGATACCAGATTGGGCCTCCAAGAGTTGTGAGTCATGTTGTCAATCTTGTCTTGCATCCTCTTGATGACCGCATTCACCTTATCCTTAGTGACGCCGCGAGTCTTGCCGTTGGTGAAGGATGCTTCGTTCTGGACGTATGTGTTGTCGGCTGCTTGGTATTTGCTCACATCCAATCCCTCGCTGATGAAACCCAATGCTACCCCATTTGATGTAGAGGAGATTTCTGTGATTGTGGCTGTGAATCCTAAGGGGTCAGCATCGCTGTAGATGAGTATGGAGTCATCGACAGAGAAGCCCGTATTCCTGTAATCAGTCCCTGTGACATACACCTTTGCTACATCATTGGCCCCACCACCAATAGTGGATAGAGTCGTATCTGATGACACTAGAACTGCTTCCTGTGGTCCTATGTCAAGAAGGTCAGCGACCTTCTGTGCAGTGGTGTAGACGATTGCGTCTGGGTCTAGAGGTCTCGTCTCTGCCTCACCGGGACTGAACACCTGTGGCATTAGAGCCTCGCCTCCTCGTTCCTATGACCCATGTTGTATTCCATGGGCTTCCCACATGAGCCACAGTCGGCCCTCCATAGGAAGTGTAGCATGCCACAATGGATGCAGCGGGTGCCAGCCTCGATGTTCAGTATGTCCCCAACCTCGGTGTTGCGTTGCCTCTGCTGGCTGACCACCCCTGCCAGTGGTCTATCTGTGTTGAAGACTGAGCCTGTCTGGTTCAGGGTCTCTGCTAGTTTGACGTTCTCTTTCTGAGCGCGAGATATGTCATCAAAGTCGAGGGTTTTCAACTCGAAAGTCATTCATCCTCCCTCACTCTCATACATATGTCAGTATAACGAACATGTTACCCATGACCACAATTGCCTCTGATGCTATCAGGCTGGTAGTGGATGTGGCGCTAGTTAGTGTCGCTGCTGCTGAGTCGATACTGCTGGCAAGAGTGGTGGTATCGGAGAACTCCTTAGGGGAGAAAGGCCCAATCACCTTGAACTTGGGGTCAATCACTGCCATATCAGGACACCGTCCATGTTAGTTTGATAAAGACGTTGCCTCTAATCATCATCGGCTTGCTATCAACGAGGGTATTGGTATCACTAATACTACCTAGGTTACCAGCAGCCTCTGCTATGGTCGCGGACAACGTAGAGACATCACTGAACTCCTTCGGGGAGAAGGGTCCTATTACCTTGTATGATGTCGCTATGCTAGCCAACTAGTCACCGCCTAATCAGCGCTGACCTATTGCAGTCCACTGCCCTGCCACGCTATTTGCCGTGATGACGATGTCCGTGCCGTTGATGCTAGCACATGCTCCCGCATTGGGTGTGCCTCCATCAGCGGTGACCGTTACCATCAGAATATTACTAAGATGGTCAGCGAGGCTTATTGTGCCTCCACCTGAGTCATAATCACCACTGACCATTTTCATATTTCCAAGCATTGTTGGGCGGATGTCTATTGTTTCTGCCATATTCTATTCACTCCTCTTCTGTTGTTTCCTCGACAATAGCCTCGGTCGCTACTTCGACCGGGGGTGGGGAGGGATTTAGATGTTCCTCCACCATTGCGAGTAATGCGGTTTTCGTCTTGTATGTTCTTCCTACGGTTACACCCCTTTCGGAGAGCCATGCCATGATGTCAGCCCTGCGCCAGTCATCATCGGGAAGGCCATCACCGTCAGCGTCCAAGGTGGGGGCTTCGTACCCAGAGACCTCGAAGTTAGCATTGCCGATGAACTGGCGGCTTCGTTGGTCTAACCACTCTTGGGACACCTCAGTAGATGTGCCTCGATAGAACATCTTGCTCTTATCGTTGCTCATTATGTTGTGGTGCGGTCCAAGGAACCTTATCTGAGGCAGATTAACCACCTCAGTTCAGCAATAATACCGTAATCTGCACAACTTGGTTTGCGATTTCAGAGTCTATGATTAGACAAGGTAGAGTACCAGTTGTTGCTAGTGGTGCTACAGTATCATCTGCTCCTACAAGTCCAGTGTTGGTCATTGTTACAGTTATGTCCTTAGCAGCGGTTGCTGAGGCATATCCTACTATTCCTAGAATCTTTGATGCTCCAGCAGAGAACAGTAGAGGTTCTACTGTTGCTGCTTGTACGACATTCACCGTGAATGTTACCATTCTCAGGCTTCCATTTGCGTTTCCATCTGCATTCTTTGCATTGAAACCCGTTAGTGAACCGGGGTACGAGCCTCCGCTGTTTCCATCGAGCCAGCCAGTCTCATCTATTGGTGTACCAGTCCTCATGTCTAAGTCAACCAGTATATCCACTAATGTGAAGTCGCTGTCTGCTACTTTTATGCTTAAGTTGTTTTCAGTTGTTGTTGTTGTTGCTACCATTTTTCATCACCTATTTTTTGCTCCTATTATCTCCAGCCTCACTTGAGGTCACGGATGCTCCCTTGTCCTCCGAAGAAGGTGGTCCACACCTCTCCCATTGTTCTGTAGAGTCCTTCCTGTCCTAGCCTGTTGATGGCGAACGGGTCACCAGTCTCGATTCCCGACTCGAAGTATTGGGTCGGTATCGCAGTGCTGAAGTGTAGGTAGTCTGTGTCTAGGTAATACATTCGGCCAATGCCGTCTGCTGGCATGTCCTTGGTGGGGATGATGGGTACACCGTTGTAGGTTGCCACGATGAATCCGGCTTCCATACCGGGAACACCCTTCACACCGTTGTAGGTGGGGGTGACCCTCTTCTCCTCCATGAACCTCTGCTGTGACTGTAGCAGTTGCTGTAGTCTCATCAGAGTGTCGTACTTGGTCAGGATGACCTTGGGGTTTCCACCACGGACCCATACCTTCTGGAATAGGTCGTCTAGGTGGTCAAGGCTCAGAGTCCTGTCAGTTGCGCTGGTGTGAGCGTTACCCTCAGCGTAGGCCCAAGTAGAGTTGTCAGTCCTGTTGATGGAGTAGATGTCCTCGTCTCCAGCATCGTAGTGCGTACCAGCGGTCATTGCTGTCGTGTCTGCACAGGTAATCCTGTCAAGAGACTCGAAGTTGTTGGCAGCCTTTGTGGATATGTCCGTCAGAAGCATCTTGTTGACCATCTCAGCGTGGTGCTTACCCATCTCTTCCTTGAGGACCTGTCGGATATCTCCCAATCCGTCATCCTTGTCTGCTAGGAAGATAGCCGTCTCGGACATATCGAAGGTGTGCGCGATAGTCTTGGGCTTGGCTGCGATGTTCTGGAAGGCAGGCTTGACCGTGTCAGGCAGGGTTGCGTTCTCTGCAACACCACCGTGGACTGTGCCTGAGTTAGGCTTGTCAGTGATGACGCGCCATCCAGACCTGTCCCAAGGCTTCTTGGGCAGGATGCTGAAAGCGTTGAACTCTTGGTTCATCTGGCTCCATACCTTTCGTCCGTAGATTGCTTGGTATGTTCCAGCGGTTGAAGAAAGCATTGGGCTGTCTGCCTTGAGTAGTTCGCTACCCGTGTAGGTGTATCCCATTGCGTTCCCAGCGCCATAGTAGTAGCGCTCCATGTCTGTTACTGTTCTAATGTAGTTTCTTGCCATTTTTCATCACCTCTAGTTCTCGCTCCCGAAAGCCCTGTTGGCAAGGCTGTGCACCTCGTCCCAAGACATGTCTGCAAGGGCCTCCGTTGTGGGGACCTCTACTGCAGGGAGTGAACTTGCGCTCTTCTGTATGTCCTCGCCAACTTCGGCGGGACCGTTCTCGATACGAGCAGTCAGAGCCTCAAGGGACTTCTGAATCTGTGCAAGAGGGCCGCGAGCATCGAATGCTGCTGCTTCTGCCTTGGTGACCTCTGCGACTCTCTCATTCTGGAATCTGCTAGAGAACTGCTCTTCTAGGGAACCCTTGAACTCGTTCTCTAGTGCTGCTGCCTTGTAGACCTCGTATGCGGCCTCGACATCTGCCTCTGAGACTCTGTCAGGAGTTAGGAAGTTTCCTTTCTGGACCTTGCCTCTAGATAGACCGGATGCTGATAGGGCGTTGGTGGATGGTTTTCCACCCTCTGTTGCTCGACCCTTTGCCTGTCCAGTCCTCTGTTGGTCGTTCGCGCCCAGTTCCTCTGGGGTTGAACCGGCGTTTGCCTTGGAGAGGTTGTCGAAGTGTGCGCGTGCGGAAGCCATGTCCACACCTGCGCTCTTGAGCGTACCCTCCATCCAGTCGAGATACTCTGAGGAAATCACATCAGAGAAGTCATCATCTGAGGCCAACTTCATTGGTGGCGCTTCTTTCTTCTCCTCTGGGGCATCCTCTTTCTCGTCTTTGGCGTCTGCCGCGTCATCTTTGTCACCGCCGCCCTTGCCTTCTAGCCAAGGTAGTCCCTTCTCCATAGAGTCGAGCCTCCCTTCTAGACGACCAAGAACGTCAGTCATTTGCGTCATTACATCGTTTTCTGCTTCTGTCATTTTATTCACCTTTTCTTGTTTTAATATCCTGAATGTTGCTTCTGGGTTTATTCCTTTTTCACAGATTGTTACTTCATGAAGTTCTAGTTTGCTGATTTCTTGGTAGTCGCCGTGCACTGGGTCTGATTTTCTGACTCGCTTGAATGCCTGTCCTCCGATACTGAAACCCCGTAGTGCTCCTTTTCGGATTTCGGCAGCGACTTCTTTTGCTTTCTCGATGTCGTCTCGGAGTTCTACTACTACAAACATCCCGACATCGTCAACTTCGCTTTTCCACAACCTCCCTTCGTTATCTGTATAATTTGGAATCACTTCACCGACTTGTATGTTAGAATGCGCTAGTTGTACGTTTCTATACTTCGGGTCCTCCATGTATTTTCTGAATGCGTCTTTGAGTGCATCTTTTGTTATCTTGTCACCTTGCTTGTCCACTACTTCTACGCTAGCATAGCCAGCAACGATGAGGTCTCCACCCTTGATGAGGGTGATTCCAGAGTTCCTGTTCGTCCGTAGAGGGGATAGCACACTAAATCGACTGTGGTCTTGTCATTCTACTTATATTAAGCGGCAACAGATTATTCCGCTATTGCTGATTATATGGGATTAGAATCGCTATACTGCAAGCCATCTTCCTTATCTTGATGGCGCTTTTTACGTGGGTATGGTTTTTCGGCGTCTTCTGTGGGTCTTGCACGCATGTCATAATCTGGCATAGTCTCCTCTCCTTCCAGATTGGTTGGCCCTCTGGGACTCTCTGTGAGAGCGCCTACGTCTATACCGTACCCCCTACTCCCCCCTCCGAAGCCCATTTCGTTCTTCTCTAGAACATCCAAGACTCTCTCTATCATGCCCAAGGCCTTACCCAAGTTTGGCTTTGTGACTAGGTCCTCATCATCCAACTCATCGCTGTCCTCCTCTATATCGTCTTGCGCCTCCTTTGAAGGAATGGGGTCAGCCACCCTCTCAATCTTGCCCTTCAAGAGCATACTAGCGACTTGTCCCCAGAATGGCTTCAGGCTCTCACTCAGCATTATGCTGTAGTAGTCCTCACCCATATCGCTGAGAATCGTCTTGGGACTATGAACCCAATATCCTCCATCTGACTTGGCTAAAGTATAGAAGACCTGATTTCCATCTGGGGTATGAACGGTGACTGTGTCGTCTTTCACCTCCACGTCATGGGGGAAGTGTAAGTGGGTATAGGATTTGGAGAGCATCCCCAGAGTCTCCATGCTGACGCTAGATTCTCCCTCCCCATCGCCTACTATCCTGATTGGGGTCATTGTGTATATGTCCCTCCCTTCCTTCTCTTGATGCTTTATCCCACTCACTTTCACTTCGACAATGTCCCCTTCCTCGAAGGGCTTGGGGCTGGAGACTGTACCCACGTCCAGATAGACATCACCATCTTGCTCTATGGTTCTCTCTTCTATCCCCTCATCGTCTATCAATGGCCCAGCACCAAGCCTGTAGGTGAATGGTTTCTTCCCCCTCTTATCCAAGACCCTGAGATTGATGGTCTTGTTGGGTCTGAGTAATACCCACTTGGGGTGTCTCCTCTCCCCCTTCATGTAGGTGCTCTTACCATCTCTCAGCAATAGCGTCTTATGCTCTCCCAAGAAATCATTGACTAGGTCCTCTAATCCCTCTTCGTCTGTGAGTTTGGTATCATGAGGGCCGGGGATAGAGACATTCTCATAACTGTCATATTGCCCTCTTAGAATCTTCAACCTCTCTTGGACACTCATATCTGTGACATCTGTGTCATCATAGAAGATGATGTCTATGACTTTCATCTCCTCATCTCTCAAGACGCAATCCAATGTGCAATCCTTCTCCCCTAGGTTCTTGACTCCCTTCCTAGCCCAGTCTGGTATGCTCCTCCTAACACCACTCTCATCGTAGGCAGTGACTCTTTTCCCCTTCTTGATTACTACAATCCTCTCCCCGTCATACCACTTTGAAACCACCCAAGTACCAGTGAAGCCACGAAGCCTCTGCAAGTCCTTGAACGAGAATATCCGATGCATGGGTCTGATTGGTGGTACCCAAGATGGAGAGCCTCCCTTGATTAGCATTGAGTCTGGGTTCAATAGGAAGGCCGCATAGTCTCCCGGTTCACTTTGTGTTATGGTCACTGGGTCCTCGGCATATGATGGTCCACCAGCGAAATGCGGGGCATACGCATTGGCTACACCCTGTGGGTCTATGCGACTCCCATCCTGTGTGGACACAGCAGCGGCGACATCTGCATCGAAAACACTAGTGATGGTTCTGAAATCCACCGGGACGACTGATTCCTCAGAAGTGTGATGCCCTAGTTCAGGAACGCCATTATCGAACTCGAACCTGCTCTCTGGCTTACCCTTGTTCAACGCGGGGTTTCCGAACTTCATAGCCATGTTACTGCTATACAAATCCATGATTGGAGTGCCTTCGTGACCAATCGGGTGAATCTCCCTTCCCGGTCCGAAATTTATCGAGTGGCTCTCTGCAAGAGGCTCCACTTGGGACAAGTCAGTGTTAGGGTCATGCACAAGCACATCCCTCATTCTATGCCTGACATTGTTAGCAGACCGATTGAAATTTCCCTTATCCCCCTTCCCGCTAAGACTGATATGGCTAGGGAAGTCGAAAAGGTCGGAGAACAGCCTCCTCTTCTTTTTCTTATTCTGATGACCATAGTAATGCATGCGCCTTGATTCTGGGGCACCTATCCTTTCAATACCCAGACTAGGTAGCACTTTGGTATTCTCATGTGTCTTCAAGTAACTATCGAATGTCCTCACGTGTTGTGATATCTCATTCATCTTCTCAGTAGCATCTGCATACCCGAAATTAGCCAACATCTCGTCTGGGGTCATTCTCCTATTCTCTGCGGTTTTGGCTTGATTGGAAGTCAATACATCATCCAAATGCGAGAATATGTCTTCCATCTCCCCATAGCCATCAAAGAGGTTCTCCTCTCTTCCCCTAGCCCTGATGGGAGCACCGCTGGTCATCAGGTCGTGCATTGACATGACTACCCTGCTATCACCCTCATGGGTCAATTGGGATTGTATCTGCTCTAGCATATTAGCGGCATGGGTCCTATGCTTGCCATCATTGGTGTATCCCAGAGCATCCATGAACTCCTCTAGTGTGGTCTCCTTGGTGACGGGTGTACCGTGTTCCATCATATGGGCAGGCAAATCTGTGAAACCAGTCTCCTTGATTGGGGTCTGCTCCTTGTCTATACCATACTCATGCACAGTGAAGTTATTGACGAAAGTGGTTCCATCTGGTAGTTCAAAGGATGCCCCTCTAGGAAGGACCATCAAGGCCCTGTTTGCATCTTTGAAGAGGAAGTCTATCTCTGTTGCTAGATTGGGGTTTTCTGGTGAGAACGTGCCCTCTGGTTTCAATTGCGCTAGAGCGGAAGCCATTCTAGCCACTGCAGCCATGTGTGATGGTATTCTAGTGTTCAAGTCATTGACGTGCTGTGCAGCCCTGTTTCTCCTAGCACCCTTTAGGTTATCTGGTGTTAGACCCTTATCATGTAACGCGAAGAACTCCAACATCCCTTGTGGGTCTGTTATCTCCCCCACTCTAGCACCAAACGCTGCTGGTCTCTTAACCAGATGCTCTGGCTTTATTTCTACTGGGGCTTGTGGTCTACCCATATCACCTAGCCCAAGATGAGTGGCTATCGAATAAGCCATAATGGCTTGTTCCTGATGGACTCTATCCCTTTCTGTCCTTTCCTGAATCTTATCTTTATCCTCGTTATCGTACTCATCTGGGACAGCGACTGCACCTCCCACCTCAGCAGCAGCACCTGCGGCAGCGACATCGACTGGTTTATTCCCCCTGTTCAATATATGGACGTTGCTCTTGCCATGTGGTGTCTTCACAGCGTGTCCCCTTGATGTGATTGACGGTTTCAACAAATCAAATATCTGGGGACCAAACTTGGCTTTGATGTCACCAGCGGACATGGTGGATAACTCGTTTATTAGTCCCGGAGCCAAGGTTGAGATGTGAGCGAGTACCTGATTCTTGGGATTCAGAGCAGTCTGAGACGATGGGTCCTTGGAGTTGTTGAAATTAGAAAATATAGCCTGAGGGGTGTTGAATAGATTGTAGCGGTGATTGAAGTATGGGCCGAACAAGCCTATGTTCTTGCTCACTGTGAACTTCTCACCATCCTTGGTTCCCATAGTGCTAGTGGAAAGACCAGTCTCAGGGTCAGTGTAAGCATGGGAATCATGTATAATCTCAGGTAGGGTATGTGGGTTCCTAGACAGACCACTACCCCAGAACAATGGGGCGAAGAAGGCAGCAAGACCATGGAAGTTACCATCCCCTATCCCCATCTTCTCCATCATCTTCCTCTCTTCATCAGACATTTGTCCGTCCTTGAAGAAGTAATTACCGCCGTGTAATTGCATTTGGTTCCTCAATTCCTTGGATTGTATTGCTAATTCGTTTCTAGACTTGGTTCTATCAAGAAGACTAGCCATGTCTCCTTCTGAGATTAATGGGCCATTGTGATTGGGATAGAAGGGGTGAGAGCCTGCTTCTATTGGTGCTCCCGTCTTAGAATCGAAACCTAGAGCGGTCATCACTTCAGTCTTGGAGAGTCTAGCATCAGTCTCACCAGAGCGTATTATCTTCGCTATTGCTTCAGTCTTGGAGAGAGGGACATCTTCATCCGTCTCAGGGTCCTTACCCATGAGGCTCTCGATGTTGAATTTGGGTAGACCTGAGATGTCCCTATGGAACTTACCAGTCTCATCGAAGTGCCTACCATGATGTTGAGCCCCCTCTTCATCCTCTCCGCCTTCATGAGTGTAGACCTCCAGACCCAAGGCCTCTCTCATGTTATTGATGGTCTCCTCACTGAGACCCTCCTCTTCGATGATGTCGTGAAGGGAGTCATACAGCCTTTCTTGGTCAAATTCAGACAACTGGTCATTACTCTCTCTAGGATGAGGGATGGCATTAGCACTAGTGAAACCCGAATACCTGCCTCCCCTGTGAAGCATATTACCGAGCATCTGATGGGTCTGCCTCTTTATCCTACCAGCGGAGACAGTAGAGCCATCTGGTAGTTTGATGTCTTGATTGCTCGCTTTGTCCAAATCATCATGAATGGCTCTCATCACTGCGCTTCGCTCTCTGGGTGAGAACCATTGCAGTTGGTGCATGACCGCCCTGTCTCCCAGATAGTGCCCGTGCTCTATTGACTCATCAAGGAGAGCGCCCTCTCCTCCCTTCTCCCAATCAGCATAGATATCAGAGCCGCTCTTTTCCTTCGTATCAGTCTCAACGGCCTTGTTAGTCCAACTCCTAGCCCTGTCTTCCGCATGTAGCATGCGCAATGCCAACTCCTCCTCGGAATGGTGATGTCCTTCTGGTATCTCTGTCGAGAGACCACGTGACTTCACCTCTGCTATGGCGTTGTTCCTCCATGAGCCATCGACATCCATATGCCCCTCGTCATTGATGCTCCTCCAATCTTGGTCCCCATCAGCCCATCTCTCGAAGTCTCTGTTATACGCATCCTCCATGGTTGTGATGTCAGAGCCCTTCAAACCGGAAAGGGGGCCCAACCCATGGAACATGTGCCCATCATCGAACTTCATCCCAGCGTGGTGTATGCTACCCTCCTTCCTCAGGTATGCGTCTTGTGCTCTCTCTATGTCACCTATGGTTTTCGCATGCGTCTCATGGTTTGTCGCCATCGGTAGAACCTGCTCTATCATCCTCTTGTGTCTCCTTTGCAGACCAGTCCTCGAATCCACGGACTTGGAGGGGTCATGAAGGGGATGGAAAGGATGGTCACTAGAATTGCCGAAGGGCTTTCCCTTCGCCTCTTGCATCTCGATATCATGAGAGTGGGATAACGCCATCCTATCAGCGATAATCTTCCTCTGCTCTTCGGGTGATAGGATGCTCTCTTCGGGAGATATGGATATAGCGCTCTTCGCCCTGTCTCTCCAAGGCATCATTGTTGATAGGTGACCCTTCGCCTTTTCCGCTACTTGCTTCAGCCATTCACCCTTGGGTAGTAGTTCATCCTCACCAAAGGCTTTGGTGATTAGTGAGTCGCAGATACGCTCCTTCCAAGTCTCATCGTAGTGGAAGCCATGGGAAACTAGATTCGCCTTGGCAAAGACGTATTCATCTACGCTATTCTCTACTTCCTTGCCATCGAGAATGCTCAATACGAGACCGTCACGGGCCTTTACAAAAACCGAGACTGGGTCATCATACACACAATACCACCTAGTCTAGTTTAGGTCCATCTCCACCAACGAACTCCTCATGCCCAGAGTTCTTGTCATGGGTGTTGAGTTTCTTCCCCATCGAGTCTAAATCGACTGAGGACTTGCTAGCGCCAGCGTTCTTCACGTCCTTGGCGTCCAAGAGGTGATTGTTGGTATTGTAGTGAGCGTTCCTCGTCCTACCACCGCTCTCTGACTCGAAGGATACATCTTGCGGTTTGGTGCTGAAAGCAGTGGAGTAGTTGGGTGATGCCTTCTCTAGAGTGTCAATCCTCTCTGATATCTGCTTTGCCTTCCGCAATAGGTTGTAGGCTTCTTTGCTCGCTTCTTCTTTTCTTGGTCTCAAGGTGTCACCTCCACGTCTTGCGCTTGTTCTGCCATCTCATGTATGTCAGCCCAACTCATTTCATGGACTTGCTCGTTGGTGAACTCAGAGAGGTCTGCGTTCTCATTCTTCAGGAGAGTAGCATCTCCGAGACCTAGGTCGTTCCTGAATGGGTCCTGTGAGATATCTTCTGGTAGATTAGTAGTAGTGGATACGAAGCCTGCTTTCTTCAACAGGGCTCCGGGGTTGTTCATCATCTTCCTGAGTTGCCTGTTCTCGTTCTTCAAGTCATGCAGAGATGAGTCCATGCTCTCCATCTTGGTGATGAGAGCGCTCATCAACTTCTCTGTGCTGCTACCCTTTACCAATTTAATCCCTCAAGGAGTGTAGGCTCTACCGAAAGTTCCAGTGTGAGGCTTCATCCTAGAGTTGGTACGAGCGGGAATCACAGTTCCGGGCAATTGACGGTCTCTTTGAGTGGTGTCGAAGTTTGAGCCCCTCTCATCGAACTTGTGAAGTGGGGTCCCAACGAATCTAGCGGTTGGGGATATTACCTCAATCTTACTCTCATTCTTGTGTATGGTCGAAGCGAGGTCATCATTCAGGAAGTTGCCGAATTTCAGAACCTCCACTAGATGCGCTTTAGCCTCATTCGCATTGCCATCTTCGAGTGCCTTGGTGAAGGCCTCAGTATGCACGTTTAGTTTCCTCGCAATAGGGTCCATCTTGGTTAAGTCCATGTTCGCTCGTCCCTCCCGAAGTGGTGTTGGTTTAATTATCCTTATGCTCCACGGGGCCTTCTGGCGTTCATCAAAGCGTTGGATGTGTTTTGAGCGGTGGTTGGGGCCATTCCGTTCTGCTGGACATTTGAGAATGGGGCCCCAGAACCCATGCTACCCCTTTGCTGTGGTCTTGCTGGACCTTGTGGGGTTCTGATTCCGACACCCTCACCGCCGGGTTGCGAAGGAGGCATCACTTGACCCATGATTCCGGGAGGCATTCCTCTTGGGGGCATTCCCATTCCGGGCATCATTCCACCCATTCCGGGCATCATGCCCCCACCGGGTGGCATTCCCATTCCGGGCATCATGCCCCCACCGGGTGGCATGCCTTGCTGTTGCTCCATCGGGTCAATCTTCTTGTAGATGAAGCGGATGTCCCTCTCCCCTTCCTCAAGTAGTTCTGGTTTGTAACCCAGCATCATCATCCTCTGTGCTAGGTTGGCCTCCATCTCGTCTCGGCGGAGTCTGGTTATCTCGTCCTCCTCCTCGTTCGGATAGAGGGTCAGTTTCCAATCTTCCACGTCCATCTCCTTGAGTAATTTCGGGAAGAGTATGTCAGTGAACACCTTCTGCCCATACTCCACTGCCCTATTAGTGACTAGTATCTGCATTCCCTCGTTATTGAGCCCACCTGACTTGCCGTTGTCTATCATGAACACGGCGCTCACTCCATAGAATGCCGCTATCCTGTTTCGCATCTCGTCACGGACTGATATGTATTGCATCTCCTCTAGGGTATCCATGAACTTGACCCAGTTCACGCCACCCCTACCAGATGCGGACTCTATCCCTACCTTAGGGACGTAGTGCGGGTCACGCTCCATCTTCTCATCTACAGTCTTCCAGAAGGACTTCATTGATTCCAGATTATCAGTGGTGACTGATATGATGCCCTTAGGTGTCCTTCTCTTCTGATACGCGGTATACATGTAGTTGTCCATGGCGGTGAGGGTCATGGCTTGTCTCCACATGGTATTGACTGGGCTACGACCGTACAATTTCGATGGATTGTATTTGCTGAGGTGTATGACCTCTCCCTTGAGGTAGTATTGGGTCTTACCGCTACCCGCCATATTGACGTAATGGACATCGTCCATCTCACTACCACAGACTTGGCAAACGTCCTCTTGTCCGGGATAGGAGACTTGGTCACGATGGAGGGCACACACCTTGTATCTACCACCTCTGACCCCACGCTTGTCAGATACTATGCGCATGAATATGGGGTCTCCACGAATGACCTCCTTGACCCTGTAGAATTGAATCTCTGTTGTTTCTGGGTCTACGAAGTATTCCTTCACCACTATGAGGAAGGCATCATCCACTATGTCCAAGTCCTTCTCAATCTCATACAAGACGTGCATGAAGGACTGCTCCATCGAGTTATCTTGCTTGAGGAGCCAACGGGGGTAGAGGACCTCTTCGTGATTGGGGCCCCTCACTTCATAGCCGCAAGTGGGGCACATTTCCACATCGTGTTGGAACTCCTCGTCACAGGTCTCGCACTTGAATCTGAATTTCTTCTCCCAGAAGTATCCCCTCCTGAAAATCTCCTGCTGGAGTTTTGATATCACTGTACGCAAAATGAGGTTCTCATTAGACACCGCATAGAGTGCTGGTATCGTGATGCCCTGTGCCATCACTGGCTCTTGTATGCCCGTTGTGTGAAGGGGCATCTGGGGCTGTGGGGTAGTCCGTCTCTTGAACGGATTGAGGCTATCCAAGAATCTGCGAATCGGACCTTCTTCTGCCATCAGGCCTCACCACTCCCTATTTCGTCCACAGCATCCCGCTTCATTGTTTCCCCCTTCTCTATATGAGCGAGGACCTCTTCGACATCTTCCCTCTTGCTCTTTACGAAAGGCAACACGTTGTTCAGGATGTGACTCACGTCTTCCTCTGAATGGAATAGCAGACGGTGTTGCTTCAAGGAGTCATCCTTGTTGGTTTTCTGATTCAGTTGAAGGGAGCCTGAGCCTATCGCCTTGTGCAATTGCTCGCAATGCGCCTTGCCTCTAGTACCGACTGATAGGAAACCCAAAGTGGGCTCCCCCCTTTCTGTCACACGCACGAAGCCATCAGCATCTAGGAAACCTGCGACATATGGCCAGAGGTCCTTGATGATGATTCCATGGTCCTCCATCTTCACGAAGGTGCCTCTCTCCGCACCAGCGATGATATCGACTTCCTCACCATACATGCTGAGGAGTTTTGATAACTTGGCTGGTGTCAACCCCTTATGGGAATGGGAGAAGCGCTCTTGCAAACCCCTGCTGCTTAGTGACCCCTCTTGCTCTAGTATCTGAGATGACTTCATCAGAGTCTCCCTCTCTTTCTGGGTGAGTCTGTCGATTTGGTGTAGGGCGCTCTTCCACATGCTCTTCGCTGCTGTCTTGCTCTCCATGGCTTGGGACCAAGCGTCCTTCTCCTCATCTCCCCAGACATCCTTGAACTCGTCTAGCATCTTGAGAGCATCATCCGCACCGTCCCAGAGGTTGCATGCCTGAATCAAACCGACCTTCCTACTCTCTCCGAACTTCCTCAGGCTCTTCAGGTCGTCATCATTCACACCAAGGGACTTGATGACCTCAAGTCTATCCGCAGCCCATGATATGGATGATACGGTCGCTTCAACTTCCAACTTCTTCAATGACTCTATATCCGCGATGATTAGGTCCACATCGTTCTTGAGTACCTCATGGTCTTCCTTCATCTTGTTCAACCTGTCTAGGAAGTCGGAGGAAGAGCAACCTAGGTGGGTCTCGAACCAACCAGCACCAGTATTGGAGAATGAGTATTGCAGAGTGCCATTCTTGTCTTCTTCGGCTATGGCTTTCTTGAAGACCCAGTCTTCCTCTAGAAAGGCACTACTCCACATCATATCACGACCAAAGACTCTTATTCTCGTTTTCTTTCTTTAGACATGTGTCATTCATATGGTCACCTCAAGGTATCAACAGCGAATCCCCGCCCCCACGCTTGGGCTCGCCACTCAACCACCCATCGAAGCCCGGCATATAATCATCAAGTAGGACCACAGACCCCTTGAACTCCTTTGAAGCCCAATTAGCGAGGGCGAGACTCATGGCTAGGTCGTCATGGACACCCACGCTCTCCAACTTCCCGCTCTTCTGCATGCCGAAGCGATTCAACTCCTGTTCTACCTTGTGGGTGTAAGCCCTGCTCCTCTCATCACCATATGGCAGTTTGATGTTACCCTGCTCGAACGCTAGTAACAAGGACATGAACAGCGACTCCTTACGAGTGCGTGTTGTCATGAATATCTTGATTGGCATGTCAGAGGCCATCTCCCTCATCTCCTGCTCCAGCATCCGCTGGAAGTTGTTGCCCTCTAGTTCTATCAGTTCGGGATTGAACTTGTTGTTGAGCATTATCATCATCCTCTTCTGGGCCATTGACGACATCCCCCTCTCATGGACGACATGTATAATCTCCTTACGCTCCTCGCCCGGCTTTATCCTCATCACAGTCATGGCTGTGAAGTCAGCGTTCTTGTCGGATGATATGGCGGGGTCGTGACCGATGAAGTGCTGTCCGAATACCCCATTGGGCTCCCCTTCCTCGTTATACTCGGTCTCGGCTCTCTCTATGAGAACCAAGTCATTGTCCCTAGCCCCCTCTAGGATATCCATGGGGAACATGCTTGCCACATCGTGGATTGGCTCGCATAGGTACTCACGGCTGAATTGTATAGCAGGCATGGACAAGCGCCTCTGCTCAAGGGCGGGGAGGTCCCAACGCTCTGGCCACAGAGCAGTGCCATCGGTATTTATCGCAGGGAAGGTCTCGACCCTGAAAGTCTCCTTCTGCTCCAACTCTGCATACAGGTCGTTGTAACTGAACGGCGTCCCCACCATCATCAGTTTGCTGCTGTGATGGAGGACAGGTAGGAGGACACCATAGAACCAGTCAGCGGTCCTCTGCAACTCAGTCCCGCTAGTCCCCCATAGGATGTCATCGCAGACCACCACGTCTGGGTGGAATCCCCTAGTAGCCCCTCCGACCGACTTGGCCATTATCCTGCTCCCGTTGGAGAACTCGAAGTAGGACTTCGCCCAAGGCCTCCCCTCTGGTACCAATGGCCTCAGTATTCTGCTGCCCTCTATGTTGTTCTTGATGAACCTCATGTGCTCAAGGGTCTGCTCTAGGGAGTGGGAGAAAATCATGATGTGCATGTTGGGGTTGAATGCTGCGAGCCACAGTGCGTAGGACATGAAGAACACGGACTTGCCGTGGTCACGGGAAGCCTTCACGCAGAAGTATTGGGACTCCTCCAGACCCTCCTTCCAATCCCCATGATGACCACTGAAGTCGAAGCCTAGGATATCCACGAAGAAGTATCGGAAGGACTTCTTGGACATCTGATTGTCCATCTGGTCGATGAAGGCCTGCATGCTCTCATCGGTCATTTCATCACAGCCTTCAGTATTAGGAATGCTATGTCCATGGGTTCGCTCTTACCATACGGTGTACCAAGCGTTTTTTCGTGAAAATCTTGTATCAACTTCTCATTTTCCGGGTCACCAGCGAGACCTGCTATCCCTTCTTGGTTCACTTCAGCAACTGCTGAAGATGGGTCGATATGACCGCCGTCTTCATTACCACCCATCGAGTTATCAGCCGCGCTCGGCATGTCGCCTTCCATCTGCGCTGTGCCTTGTAGGTGAGAAGGCATCGAGGTCGCGTTAATTGGTGGCGCGATACCTACTTGGGTCCCTGCTTGTATTGCGTGCATGGGTACTGAGGCAGGTCCTACTGGTTTGCTTTCCTCTATCCGCCGTCCTAAAGCCGTTAGTTTCTTTTTACCAGTCGCAGGGTCAATCTGGTCAGTTGTTAGGGGGAAGTCTGTCGCAGTCGCATCGAAGAGATTGGGCTGCCAGCCCTTGAAGCCCCGAACCGATTGTTTTTTGCCCGACTTGCTTGGCTTTCCGATAACCCCTGCTCGGAAAGGGTTATCCTGCATCCATGAAGGCATCCATGAGTCTTCTCCTTGAGGGAA